CAAAATGCAGGAAATTGGGCATTATCGGGTGGTGTTGAACTTAATTATGAAAATGGTATGCAAATGGGCATATGGGCATCAGAAGTAGATTACGGTAATGATGCAGATTTCGAATACGATTTATATGCTGGATGGGGATTTAAAGTAATAAATGATCTAGACATGCATGTAGGTTACGTACAGTATAACTTTGACGGTGATACAGTAGACAATTTAAAAGAGTGGACAATTGGAGCAAGTTATAAAGACTTCTCAATAGACTACTTTCAAGACATAAATGATGCGGATAATAATTTCGCAAGATATGAATATGATTTACCTATTGGAATGTTAGACGTTTCTCTATGGTATATAGACCCAAAAGATATGTATGGTGCTAATATCTCAACTGATATTAATGACGTTAATGTATCTTGGATAATAGGAAGTGACGAGATAGGTGATATACTGTCGGAAGTTAACTTTACTTATAATTTTTAAATGAATCAAGTACTTATAGGAATAATACTAGTTATGGCGTTTCTTGGCTATGGGATTTATATTGAAAATGAAAACCTAAAAGCCGAGAATGCCGCATATGAATTAAGAGATGCGGAACAAGATGCAGCCATAAATCAACTCCAAGGAGATTTAGAATTGCAAGGAAATAGTCTGCGAGAAATGCAATCAAGAAACGCTGAAATTCAAGGCGAAATGAATCGCTACTTGAATATATTTAAAAGGCACAATTTAACAAAATTAGCATATGCAAAGCCTGGTTTAATAGAACCTAAGGCTAATAATGCTACTAAGGAGGTATTCAATGGAATTGAAGAAGATAGTCGCAATATTGACAGTCTCGATGATGGTATCCAGCTGCAGTCTGGTTCCAACTAAGAAAGAAGTATCAATAACAACAAAATCAATCGAAAGGACTATAATTCAACCCGTTATGCCCCGGGAAATAGATCTTAAAGAACCCTACTGGTATGTAGTTTCAGATAAAAATATAGATGAATTTCTATCAAGGGTAGAAAAAGATCAAGGACAAGTTGTTTTCTTTGCAATGTCAGTTCCAGATTACGAACTAATGGCATATAATATGCAAGAGCTCAAGAGATATATAAATGAATTAAAAGAAGTAGTGGTATACTATAAAAAAGTTACAACTACTCCAGAAAAAGATGACGAGAGCTCAAGCTAGATTATTGATTTGCAAAGGTTGCACAGAATATTCTAAATTTAGAGTTTGTAAAGTATGTATGTGCTTTATGCCTTTAAAAGTTAGGGTAAGTGGGACTAAATGTCCCAAAGAAAAATGGGGAAAACTATGATGGATATGATAATGAAAGCTAAAGATTGGGCTATGGCCCGACTGAGCGAGAGAACTTCCTGGGACGGAATGACTATAATTGGCGGTAGTGTCTTAATAATAATTGGCATGCCAATAATTAAAATGCTTGCATGGCCAGCTTTATTTTACGGAGTTTATACACTCCTTAAAGAAGAAGGTCACGTATAATGCCTAAAGGTAGAGGCACTTACGGAAAGCGTCGAGGACGACCTAAGAAGAAACGCGGCAAGAAATAAATGCCAATCACTAAAACAAAAAAGGGTTGGAAAATAAAAAATACTTCTGGAGTTTCTAAGTCCAAGAAAGCAGCGAAGCGAAGACTTCGTGCAATTAAATGGGCAAAGAAGCGCAGGAAAAGACGTAGAAATACGTAGGAGAATAAAATGTCATTAAAATTTATGGGACCAGAAGCAGCTTGCGCTACTAGCGTAGGATCAGCTTCCACTTTCTTAAATGCACTAGACGTAAGGCTTGTTAATAGTGGTAGTACTAATAGATTAGTTACTATAGCTAACTCTTCAGATGTAACATTAGCAACATTTACACTAGCTGCAGGAGAAGTCACCGTTGTTAGAAAAAAGACAGATGATCAAATTTTTGCAGCACACGCCGAGATACTCGGTGCACCTGTTATTACAGAAGGATAATTTGTGTTCTCTGATATAAACAATAACAATAACTGGCTTCATGAAGTAGGTGAAGTCTGTATAACAACTCTAGAGTTGTTAGAAGAAAAAGCAGATAATGTGGGCTATGTCTCACATGCTGATGAAACAATGAAAGAATTATGTATAGGTTATTTATATCTTTTAGGTCTTTGTGATTCCCAAGGTCTTTTATTAGATAAGAAATTACCAGATGCCGTTAAGAAAAATATTACTATACACTAATGTTAGACGTAAGTAGAAAAGATATACTAAATAAATCCATAATGGATTTTAATCCTATGGAGAGGTTTATAAAACTGCCTATAGATTCATATCTTGATCTACTTGGCGTTTCACCTAATTCAGCTCAAATAGCTTTAATCAATGCTATTAACAATCCCAAATATAGATTTGTGTGTGCTGCCTTATCTAGGCGGCAAGGTAAGACTTATATAACTAATGTAATTGGACAACTTGTGTCGCTCGTGCCGAACTCACATATATTAATAATGTCACCAAACTATGCTTTATCCCAAATCTCTTTCGATTTACAAAGACAGCTTATTAAGCACTTTGATCTAGAGGTGGTGAGAGATAATGCAAAGGATAAAGTTATTGAACTATCAAATGGTTCTACAATAAGAATGGGATCAGTTAATCAAGTCGATTCTACTGTCGGTAGATCATACGATTTGATTATATTTGACGAGGCTGCATTGGCAGACGGCAAAGACGCCTTCAATGTAGCCCTTCGTCCAACCCTAGATAAAGAAAACGCAAAGGCAGTATTTATTTCTACTCCTCGTGGTAGAAATAACTGGTTCTCAGACTTCTATAATAGAGGTTATAGTGAAGAATTTGATGATTGGGCTTCTATAAGAGCTACTTATCACGAAAACCCAAGATTTAGTAAAGAAGATATAGAAGAAGCTAAAAAAGCTATGTCTGCAGCAGAATTCGCTCAAGAATATCTAGCTGATTTTAATACTTATGAAGGACAAGTTTGGAACTTTGATTTTGAAAACTGTGTAGCTGATTTAAGTCAGTTAGATACTAGTAATATGGATGTATTTGCAGGGCTTGATGTAGGATACAAAGATCCAACAGCTCTTTGTGTTATAGCATATGATTGGGACGAAGAAAAATTTTATCTTGTAAATGAGTATCTAAATGCTGAAAGAACTACTGAACAACATGCTGAGGAAATTAAAGTATTAATTGATAAATATCTTATAGATTACATTTATATTGACTCAGCAGCTCAACAAACTAGATATGATTTTGCTCAGAATTATGATATTTCAACTATTAATGCTAAAAAATCAGTTCTAGATGGAATTGCTTATGCTGCAGCTATAATTGATAACGATAATTTAATAGTAGATCAAAGATGTAGAGAGGCACTATCGTGTGTGGATCAATATCAGTGGGATCCAAACCCTAATTTGTTGAGAGAAAAGCCGAAACATAACATGGCAAGTCATATGGCAGACGCCTTAAGATATGCGCTGTATACTTTTGAGACATCAGCGAGTACTTTTTAGCGTTAGACCAACGAAAAAATAAATGTTGACAAAAAGGTAAATTTTTGGTATAATTTTTAATAAATAGGATATTATGAATTTAAAAAGAGATTTAGTCAAGTATGTGCGGGACAAGGCAAAATCAGGTTATCAGAAAGAGACGCAATGCTATATTTGTGGAGACACAGATAAGCTAGAGTTTCACCACTTCTATGGAATGACTGAGTTATTAGAAACTTGGTTGAAAGCACATAAAATAACAATAAATTCAGCAGAACAAATCATGGGGGTTAGAGAAACCTTTATTAAAGAACATCCTAATGAAATTTATAATGAAGCTGCCACACTATGTAAAGCTCATCATATGCGGCTCCACAGTATTTATGGAAAAAGACCAAAACTGGTAACAGCACCGAAACAAAAACGATGGGTAGACAAACAGAGGATTAAACATGGCATGGTATGACAGACTTTTAGGTAGAAGAACGGAGGAAAAATTAAATCCTGCGCAGTCTTTTATAGCACTAGAAGAAGGACTAACTGTTAGTACTCGTGAGAAGAAAGATAATTATCGATCCGCTTACGAAGAACTAGAAGTAGTTAATCGTGCAGTTAATATGATTGTTGATGATGCCTCTGATATTCCCTTTGAGATTGGGGATAAAATAAAAGGAATCACACCAATTAAAGACAGTGTTAGACGAAGTCGTGTAGATTTAATACTAAATAAAGAACCTAACCCTTTTCAAGATGTTAGTAACTTTAAAAGAAATTTAATTATTGA